ATGGCCCCGGGAAATCCGGCCCCGCAGTATTACGCAGCCGCTCCGTTGGAGGCCAAGGTTCTGACCCGTTCCGGCGACGGTGGCATTCAGCATGGCGGCAACGTCTCGGGTGGAAAGAAATACCTTCGCAAGATCACTGCAATGGCAGTCACTGCCGCAGCGGTCCCGCAGCGCGTTACGGTGCTTGATTACCTGATGTTCTATCCCTTTGTGGACATGGGCACATCAGACAGCCAGCCAATGGTGAATACAGAGGTGCTGACCCGCTCCACATCGGGCGCGGGCGTGCAGATCATGCCCATTCTCGTGGCCCCTCACGGGCTAGTGGGTGATACGTTCTTCGTCACCTATACGAATTCAGCGGGTGTTGGCGGCAGAGTCACACCGCTTCACACAATGACCACGGCGGCGAGTGTCAACGGTACGCTGCTTTGCACGCAGCAGACGGGCGCAGATCGGAACGGCCCGTTCATGACGCTGCAGGCTGGTGACAGCGGGGTTAGGTCCATCGAAGCCGTGCAATGCACGAACGGGACAGACGTAGGTCTGTTCACGCTTGTGCTCGTGAAGCCACTTGCTGAACTGACAGTCAGGGAAATCACAGCCCCGACCGAAAAGGATTTCTACCTTGATGCCGGGAGCAAACTCCCCGAGGTCGAGGACAACGCTTACATCAACTTCATCACCTGCCCCAATGGCTCGCTGAGCGGCATTCCGCTACTTGGTGACTGCTCGTTTGTTTGGGCTTGAGGACCTTACATGCCAGGCTTTACCTCACTTGATGACCTGATTAACGAAATCAGCGTCAACGGCAAGTTTTGGCGTGCAGACTGGAACAAGCTGACCCATGCCGTGGGTACGCAAGCTGCGGGTACGTGGTACGCGCTGCCCCATTCCACGGGAAACCCCGCTGCAATGACCTTGGGTGCGGTTGGAACCAACTTGGCCTTTCACCCAGCCCATGACAGGCTTGCGGGGTCCATCTATCACGGGGGCGATGTCAGCACCGACATCAAGCGCATCCTAAACGCTTCGGCGTTCTCTGCCGCCGCGACCACAATGCCCGCCGTGTTCATGCTCGTTGACATGCTCGGCTGGTATCCGGTCACAACGACGACCACGACAGGCAACCAGGCGCTTGTGAACTCAGCCACATTTACGGCGTCTTCGTCGTCGGGCCTTCTCCTGACCTACGCAGGGTGGGACATTCAGTCCTATACCCCGCTGCAATTCACAACGACCACGACGCTGCCTACGGGTCTCTCGCTTGCTACCACATACTACGCCATCCGCGTCTCGGCCACGACTTGCCGCGTTGCAACCTCAAGGGCAAACGTGGATACGGCGACTGCGATTGCGTTTACGGATGCGGGCACGGGTACACACACAGCGACCATTCACCTTGGCGACCGCGCCCCCACACATGGCGCAGGCGTGCAGGCTTACCTTACCCCATCTGTTGCACTCGGTGCGGGCACACCAAACATCCAGATCACCTACACCGACGCGGCGGGCAATACGGGAAACACGACCCCGACAACGCTGCCCATTTCGAACGCAACCGCACCGATTGGCCAAATTGAGTACTCAGGCACTGGCGCAGGCAAGTTTGGCCCATTCATTCCTTTGGCAGCAGGTGACAGTGGCATCCGCTCCGTGCAGCAGTTCAACTACAACGTGACCCACACATCGGGGACCACAAACCTTGTTCTCTGCAGGCCGTTGCTCACACTTCCGATGACAACAGTTGGCGTTGCAGCAGAGCGTGACCTCGTGAACCAGCTTCCATCCATGCCCCGCGTGTTTGATGGCGCTTGCCTCACGTGGCTGATGTATGCGGGCGCGGCCACTCCAGTCACATCCGCATTCTACGGTCACCTAGATTTTGGCTGGGGCTGATATGGCCCTGATCGGCAACTATTCGGTTCTATCCAAAGACCCAGGCCGCTCCATTGGGGGTGGCGCTGTCGGGCTAGGTAACGACCGCAGCGCGTTCAACAAACCAAGCATGTCGCGCGGTGCATTCTGCTCTGAGTATTGGGATCCACTCTCAGGCATTCCAGACGGGTATCGTGATCCATATTGGTGGGTGCTACCCATCACGGCGGGCGCTCTCGCGGCTCGAAAGAACATATCCGGCGATGGAGACCTGACAGGCTCAGTAGCTGGCGGTGTGAACGGGCAGGCGACGATAGCCGGAACTGGCACGCTCACAGGTGTTGGTCAACTTATCATCTCAATGGCCGCGACGATCAGCGGGTCTGGCACTATCTCAGGGGCGCAACTCCAGGCGTTCCTGCAACTTGCTGCGGCTCTCAGTGGCTCTGGCGGGGCAACGGCTCAGCTAACCGCTATCGGCCACCTAGCAGCGGCTGTAGAGGGGGATGGCACGGTAGCAGGGACAACGGTCCTGACGGCTCTTGGAACGCTTGCAGCAGCCATCAACGTGACGGGCGATGTGCTAACCACGGGTAACGTCGCAAACGCTATTCTGGACGCTGTGAACGGTGTGGAAGAGGGGCTGACGGTGCGTCATGCCTTGAGGCTTATTGCAGCGGCTACTGCCGGCAAGATCAGCGGCGCGGATACGACCACCATCACCATTCGCAACGCAGTCGTTGACGATAAGGACCGCATCATTGCAACGGTCACGGGCGACGGCAACAGAAGCGCGATTACCTACGACCTCACGGACAGCTAAACCGTGAGCGGGGACCATTTCCCTAACAGATACTTTCCCGACAACTACTTTCCGGGGCGGTATTTCCAAGGGGGCGAGCAAGCCGCTGGCGCAATGTCTGCCAGCCTGTCTGGCTCTGGCAGCGTCACTGCAACGCTTACCCAAGCGGCAGCGGCAGCAACGGGCGGCTCAGTCATTGGCTGGGATCCGTACTACTACAAGAAGCGCAACAAGCGCCGCGACCAACGCAGGGACGTGGTCAAGTTTGTCGAGGAGGTGGCAGAGGCCCCCCTTGCACAAGCGCCGGTCGAGATACGAGGGCAGGCCCAAGAGGCGCTAGAGGCCGCAAGGCTCGCGCTGCAGTTAGCCGAACTGGACGCCATGCAAAAGGCGCTCAGGGAAATAAACGAGTTTTACGCCCTCATTCGCGCGGAGGCCAAACGGCTTCGCGACATGGACGAGGACGAAGAGGAATTGCTGCTCATAGCAGCATGACGAGCCGCCATCGTTAAGGGCGTTGCATAGCCGCCGCCGGGCTTCACCGGGCGACACTCAAGGAAACGAATGACAGAGGATAAGCTGTCGTTTCTCGACCAACCGAGAGACGAGACTGGACGATTTGCGTCTAAACAAGATTCGCAGCCCGTGGAACCCCCACCGCCTGCACCGGAGCCGCCTGCTGCAGAGCAGCCCGCCCCGACACCGGAACTAGCCCCATCACAGCCGAGCAGCGCGCCCGTACAGCCGCCGCCTGGATACATTCCGATGGCCGCAGTTCTGGATGAGCGAGAGAAGCGCCAGAAATACGAGCGAGAGCTTGAAGAAATGCGGCGCAAGTATGAGGAGGCGACAAGAAAGCCACCTCAGGCACTGGACCCCATAGCGGACCCAGAAGCCTTCGAACGCTCACTTAACGAACGCATTGAGCGTGTTCGTTGGGACGCAATCACGAATGCCAGCCTGGTCGCCGCAACACGGCACCACGGAGCAGAGAAAGTCAAAGCAGCCGAGGAATGGTTGCAGTCTGAACTGCAGCAGAACCCCGGCATTTGGCAGCAAATCCAACGTCAGCCCGACCCTTACGACTACGTGGTCTCGCAACACCAGCGAACACTGCGACTGCAGAAGATCGGCGACGACGACCCAGACGCTTACGCTCAGAAATGGGCAGAGGCCAACGGGTACGTGAAAGCCGGAACTCAGCAGCCACAGAGCGCAGGTGTGTCGGGACATCCCCAACCATCGACACTGCCTAGACCTTCACTCGCATCCGCACCAAGCGCCGGGAGTAAATCCCCAAGCGTGCCGGTCGGACCAGGGGAAGCGTTCAACGCAGTGTTCAAATAAGGACACACTGCTATGGCTGAGACAGCCCTTTCATCTGCTCTTGAGAAACAAGTCTGGAGCAAAGACTACCTCGCAGAATACGTTCGCGAGTCTGGCTTCCTTCCCTACATGGGCCGCAAGAAGACCTCGGTCATCTGCACCATGTACGAACTGGCCAGCGAAGCCGGCAAGACGCTCAACATCCCGCTCATCACCAAGCTCAACGCCGCTGGCGTTCGTGGCTCTGGCGTGCTGGACGGCAAGGAAGAGCAGCTTGGCAACTATAACTGCGCCATCTCGGTTGACTGGATTCGTAACGCCGTAAAGGTGCCGAAGTCCACTTCGTACAAGACGGAAATTGACCTGCTGAACGCTGGTCGTGACATGCTCAAGCTCTGGTCTGCCGACACGCTTCGTGCCGACATGATCAAGTACATGGCTGGCCCCACGGTCACCACGTCGAGCATTCCGGCGGTTGACATCGTTGACACTGACGGCAACGTGGTTGTCACGGGCGCAACGGCTGCGAACTACAATACGTGGTCCGCTGCCAACTCTGACCGCATCCTTTACGGTGCGGCCACGTCGAACTACTCGGCAACCCATGCAACGGGTCTTGGCGCTGTTGACAGCACGAACGACAAGTTGACGGTCGCGCAGATCAGCCTTGCCAAGCGCATGGCGAAGAATGCGTCTCCGGCCATTCGTCCGTTCCGTCTGGAAGACGGGCGCGAGTATTTCGTGATGTTCGTGGGCGCTCGCGCGTTCCGCGACCTCAAGACTGACTCGAACATGACGAATGCCAACCGTGACGCTCGCGCTCGCGAGAACAACGGCATGGACAACAACCCGTTGTTCCAGGACGGAGATCTCATCATTGACGGCGTCATCATCCGCCAGATTGAAGAGATTTCGACGCTGATCACCACGTCGAGCATCTTCGCGACGGCTGGTAACGGTTCGATTCCGGTCGAGCCCGGCTTCCTCTGTGGCCAGCAGGCCATGGGCGTTGCTTGGGGTCAGGAACCGATGCCGATCACCGACATGACGGCGGACTACAAGTTCCGTCCGGGTGTTGCCATCGAAGAACTGCGCGGCATTGCCAAGCTGCATTTTGGAACCGGGTCGTCCTCGGCTTCGAAGCAGCAGGGCATTGTCACCGTCTATTCGTCAGGCGTTGCTGACTGAGTTTGAGCGGCTGGCTTATGGCTGGCCGCTTTTCCTTTTCTCTTTGGTGAGGACCAAACATGCCTACCTATAACTCCAAGCAGTACGCCAACTCGCCAAACGCGAGCGTCGGCGCAACCCCGGGGAACACGATTTCGTTCTACTGGGAAGTACCCATCACGACTGCCCTGACGACCTCTGACACAATCAACTTCGGCGTTGTTCCGAAGGGGTTCCGGGTGCTGTCGGGCTGCCTTGAAGCCACCGACATGGACAGCGGCACGACGCTGACAATCAACGTTGGGGATGCTGGGTCTGCGACTCGGTTCTTCTCGGCGTCGAACGTTGGTCAGGCTGGCACGGCTTCCAGCACGTTGCTGGTTGCTGGCCAGCATCACATCTACACGGCGGACACCGTCATCACGGCAGTGGCAGCAGCGGGACCGGCAACGACGACCGGCACGCTGATCTTCTCGCTTGTTGGCCGCTTTGAAGGCCAGCCTTCGTAAGCATGAGGGGCGGGCCACAATCCGCCCCTTTCTTTTTCTGACAAGGAGGGTTTATGAGATTCATCTATACAGGCGGGACGGAATTCGACGGCAGCGAAATGCCCGCATCCGTCACCATGTACGGAATTAAGTTCATTGAAGGCGTGGCCAAGGATGTGCTTCCGGGCAACTTCGCCGACGATGCAAAATATCAGCACGCGATTGCGAAGCTGAAAACGCACCAATTCTTCCAAACGGTCAACGACGAACCCGGCACGCTTGAAGTGCTTGAGGCCCCGAAGGCCAAGCGCGGACGGCCTGCCAAGGTTGTGGCTGAAGACGCTGTATTTGTTGAGGATGCTGCAGAGTGACGACGACCAATGTGGAACTCTACGCGCTAGTCGCTGAAGAGTTGGGCCTGATCAGCAATGGTGAGACGCTCGACGCGAACACAAGCGACATGATCTCCAGGCGCGCAACGAAGGTCCGCGCGTGGCTCATCGAGGAAAGTTTGGTGTACTGGCTCGACGACAACATCCCCGACGCTGCCGCCCTTCCATACGCGCAGGTCATTGCAGGCCAGTGCGCTGAAGCCTTCGGGCGCGGGCCGAACTCTGACACACCCTATCTGCTTGGCGAGACGGGCTACCGCTTGCTTGAGCGTCACGTTTCACAACGCTCTAGCAAAGAGCCTGTCATGGTGGAGTACTTCTAATGACGAAGATTGCAAGAGCCGTAGCAGTAAGCGGCACATTTACAGGCACAGGCCAGTCAAGCGCGTTCCTGCCAAACCCCGGCTCGTTCAGCGTTACGCTTTCCTCTGGCGTGGCCACGGTGAAGCTGGAGCGGTCAACCGATGTCGGCTCGACGTGGATTGACGTGTCTTCGGATGCACTCGGCACTGTCGCTAGCTGGTCGGTCAACTCGACCGAAGTGGCGGTCATCGTCGATGAGCCAGAGGCAGGCTGTCACTTCCGCCTGAACTGCACAGCGCACACATCTGGAACTGTCACCTACCGCTTGGGTCAATAACATGACGCATGTCAGGGCGCATGTGCGCTCTATGGTCAGGCCGATGGTGCGGGGCGTCATTGGCTCACCGTTTGGTGGCTCATCGTTCCATGACGGCATCAGCTATAGCGCAGAGACGGGGCGGGTTGTCCTGAAGGCTGTGGGCGCGGCTCCGACCATCACGACGCTGACCTCTGCCTTCACCTTCACGGGTGGCAACCAAAGCATGTACATGGGGCCTGCGGGCTTGCTTGTAGCCTCTGCGACGAACACGCCACGCATTGAGTATGACGCAAGCGGGAACTGTCTGGGGCTTCTGATGGAGGCGGCGAGGACGAACCTTGCGCTTCAGTCGCAGACCTTTGACAACGCAAGCTGGACGAAGTCCGCGAGCGCAGTAACTGCGAACCAACTTGCCGCCCCTGACGGTACAACGACCGCAGAGAAGTTTGATGAGACAGCGGGAACTGCTGTTCATTTCATGCAGAACGCTTTGGCTTATGTCATCTCAGCAGGAGCGACTTACACAGCGACAATCTTTGCCAAGGCTGGCGAGCGCAACTTCCTGCAAATCGGCTTTGATGACGGCACCGCAGACGGTGGGCACGCTACGTTTGACCTGTCTTTGGGAACCGTGACGCAGTCGGCGAACAAAGGGACGGGGAGCGGTATTGTCGCCTCTATCGTCTCTGCGGGGAGTGGCTGGTACAGGCTGCGGGTCACGACTGTAGTCAGCGCGGGTGCGCTCACGGGCAGAATGTTTGTTGTTTTATCGACATCAGGCACACCAGGTTTCGCCCCGTCCTATGCGGGCACCGCAAGCAATGGTTGCTATATCTGGGGCGCTCAAGTCGAAGCTGGCGCCTTCCCCTCCTCCTACATCCCCACCACCACAACATCCGTGGCCCGTACAGCAGATAGCTGCATCCGCACGCTTGGCTCAGAGTTCAGCGCGACGGCGGGGACTGTGGTTGTGGCTGGAAGGGCGAGCGGGGGGCAGGAAGCTGCCCTTGGACAAAGCGTGTGGGAGTTCAACAACAACACTGCGGCGGAGAGGTGGAGACAGTTTAGGGCGCAGGGCACAGACACAAACCGGACTCAAGTGACCGTTGCGTCGGCTGCACTCGGGAACATGGACGCCGGGTCTTTCACCAACTCTGCGACATTCAAGTCAGCCGCTGCTTACGCAAACAACGATTACGCAACGTCCTTTAACGGCGCTGCGGTTCAAACGCTTGCAGTTGCGGTTCCTACGCTGTCCCACCTCAATCTTGGGATGTCGATAAATGCAATTCCCATGAACGGCCACATCCGCCGCTTTGACTACTACCCGACACGCCAGCCCAACCCCTTCCTTGTGAGTGCATCAGCCTGATGCCCCGCGTCCGCATCCCCTTTGGCCGCACCTTCAACAAAGGCCGCAGCAACGCCGCAGGTATGCAGTCTCTGGTGAACCTCTACGGCGAGCCAGTAGACGGCGAGGGGCGCACGGACTTTGTGTGCTATGGCACGCCAGCGCGCTCCCTGTTCGCCACGGTAGGCGGGGGAACTGTTCGCGGCATGATTACGGCTTCTGACGTTCACTACGCTGTAGTGGGCACGAGCCTCTACAAAGTGAACTCAGACGGCACGTCATCGAGCCTTGGGACCATTGAGGGCGCATTGCCTGTCGATATGTCCTACAACTCGAACCAGATTGACATCGTGGCTGAGGTGAAGAGCTATTACTTCGATGTCCCATCCCTGACGCTGACTGAGCATTCTGGCGGGGGATATGAGCAAGCCACGTCGTGCACGTCCCTGGCTTCGTATTCCATCATAGCGGTCAAAGACACAGGCCGCTTCCGCTGGAGACTGACGAACGTCTTTACCTTCGACGCACTCGACTTTGCCACGGCTGAAGCTGAGAGTGACAACCTTGTGGCCGTCCGCGCAGTTGCTAACGATGTGGCATTGCTCGGCACGAAAACCACGGAATGGTGGGGGCCTACGGGCGACAGCGGGGCTAACGCATTCGCTCGCACCGCCACGGCATCGGCCAACATCGGTTGCACGTCACGCGATACGGCATTGGTCGTAGATAGTGGGCTGACATGGGTCGGTCGGGATGGAAAGGCTGGGGGCGTTTCGGTCTATCGTGCAGAGGGCTACGCCCCGCGCAAGATCAGCCCGCCTGAGATTGATACGCTGCTCGAGGCAGTATCCGACCTATCCACGCTGAAGGCGTTCGCTTATCAGCAAAGAGGCCACCTGTTCTACGTGCTGACACTCCCTGACGAATGGTCAGTGGCTTGGGACATCTCCACCAACATGTGGAGCTATCGCAAGTCAGGCACGTGGCCGATGGGTGAAGACCCCACGGGCGGCTGGGACGCTGAGAACTTCGCCATTAACGGCACGAAGCAAGTCGTCGGTTCCTCAGACGGCAATCTTTACGAACTGCTTGCAGACAGTTTCACGGAAAGCACCGAGGGCATTGTCCGCGAGGCTACGTCAACGCAGATCAGCCACGACGGCAAGCGCGCGTTCATGTCCCGCCTGGAGTTGGACATAGAGGCAGGCGTGGGACTTTCGTCCGGCCAAGGTTCAAGACCTATTGTCATGGAAAGCCACAGCGACGATGGCGGCATGACGTGGAGTAATCCGCGCAATGCAAGCATGGGCCAGATCGGTCAGTACAAGTACCGGGCCGTGTGGAATGCGCTTGGCTCGTATCGTAACCGGATTATCAAGTTCAGAGTTTCCGACCCGGTCAAGGTCGTGATGCTTGGGGCTTGGGCGGATGTCAGAGTAGGGGCGCACTAATGAACGCGAATTTCCTTAGCATGATGGCGCAGCGTTTCCCTGTGAATGGGCAGGCGCAGCAATCAAAGATGATGCAGATGCTGCAGGCAAGGCGTCCTCAGACGCAGCCACAGGTTAGCATCATGCCAGTGGGCCAGCCCCAAACAATTGCGCAGCCTCCCATGCGTCCCGGTAACAGGCTGATGCCGAAGGGAATGCAGTCCTACTAATGGCCCGCAGAAGGACGAACGTCCCCCAGAAGATCCACCTAGATGACCGCGAGGTGCTTGGGTTCTATCAAGCCCTGCTGGACTACCAGCCGTTCCTCATCCCAACCGGTGAGGGCATCAGGCACTTCCTAGCGACTGTCCCTGACGGCTTCCTGTCGTGTGATGGGTCAGCAGTCAGCCGGTCAACGTATGGGGCGCTATTTGCTGCAATCGGGACAGCATACGGGGCAGGGGATGGGTCAACGACTTTCAACCTGCCGACAGCGGCGGGGTTCGTGATCAAGACTTGAATGAGGGAAAATGAGAAACTTCTACAGGCTATGCGAGGGCATAGACACTGTGTCGATAG